AAACCAGGATAACAAAACCTGGCTAACAGAAAACCAACTAAACGCAACCCTAAAGGGTACGACCGACCAGGCTAAAAAAGTGCTGGCTAATTATAAAATGAAAAAAGAGTATAAACAGCAGATAACTGCAAAATTTAATATATGAGCAATACGAAAACAAAGTACGTAAATGGCGTACGATTATTTAACCCTGGCGATAACGCGCCACAGAACCTTTTAGCAAACGTTTTAATAACGCCTAGGCTACTTGTAGAATGTTTAAAACAAGACGACGTACAAGACGCTAAAGGCGAATACAAAGGCGAAACGCAATACAAAGCCAACCTTTGGAAAAATGACGACGGCAGTTTAAGTATGTCGTTTAATACGTATAAACCAACAGAACAAAAAGAAACTAAAGTAGCGCAAGGGGACGCTGGCTTACCCTGGTAGGTTTAACAACAGCCTGGGCGCCTAGCGCCTGGGCTTTTTTATTATAAATAAATGATAGTAAAATTATAAGAAAATGCTAGTAAAATTAGAAGAAATGAAAACAGTAAAAGATACTAACGAACAATACCACAGCCACAAAGACTATATAAGCGCCAGCGGTTTAAAAATGATCGCTAAAAAAAGCGTACACCACTTTTTAAATGCTGAATTTAAAAGTACGCCTAGTATGGCTTTTGGGACTGCTGTACATACGGCTATATACGAACCAAAAGAATACCACAAAGACTACCATATAATACCTAAAATAGATAGGCGTACAAAGGCTGGTAAGGAACTATACGCCCAGCACTTAGAAGAAGCTAAAGGTAAAGATATAATAGACGAAACAGACCACCAGCGTATACTTACTATACTTGAAAACCTAGATAAAAGCGAAGCTAAAGAGTTTGTACAAGGCGAAATGGAACTAAGCCATTACCTAGAATATGAAGGCGTAAAGGTCCGCGTACGTCCTGACTGCGTAAATAAAGTAGCTGGGTTTATAAGCGACGTTAAAACGTGCCAGGACAACAGCCCTAGGGCGTTTTTAAGCGATATATATAAATATAAATACCACGTACAGGCAGCTTTCTATATGGATATGCTAGGCGTAAATAAATTTGTATTTATAGCAATAGAAACCAACGCGCCATATAGTATTGAAACATACGTACTTAGCGACGAACTGCTAGAAAAAGGACGCCAGGAATACAAAAAAGCACTAGCCGACTGGAAGTACTACCTAGAAACAGACGTAGCGCTAGGCTACGACGGTAATAGAAACGACGACGGTATAATTATACTAGGCTAAAATTTATAAAAATGGAACAGAACAAAAAACTAGAACAGTTTAAACACTTAGTAGAAGACTTTTACGGTATTGATATAGAGTTAAAAATAAGGACTACTGTATACGTACAGGCGCGATCTATATACTACTATTTATGTAGGGAATTTACAAGCGTTTCAATAGTAAAAATAGCAAAAAGTATAGGTAAAAACCACGCTACAGTACTGCACGCTTTAAAGGAATTACCATATATAAAAAAATTTGATAGTAATTTTAATAAGAATTTTTACGAACTTTACGAAATAGCTAAAGGTTTAAACGAAGAAAAACCAAAAGAACTAACTATAGAAGAACTAGTACACCAGTTTAACAAGCTGCAGCTGGACTACCAAATACTAAAAACCAGACTAAGAAAGTACGAACAGCTTATATAAAAGTACAATATGCCAAACCACTACCACAAATACTTAGGACCAGAAGACAAGCTACAAAATGCTGTAATGGACTATATAGCTATGCAGTACCCAGAAGTACTAGCGGCGCATATACCAAACGAAGGTAAGCGCACACCTTTTGAACGGTTCAAGTTTAAGTATTTAGGCGGTAAGGCTGGTATACCAGACGTTATGGTATTTTGCCCTAGTGGCGATTATGTAGGACTAGCAATAGAACTAAAAGCTGGGCGTAATAAAATGACAGATGCACAGGAATTCTGGCTAAAAGAACTTAGTTTAAATGGCTGGTCCGCGCACTGTTTAAATAGTTTTGAAGGCTGTAAAGAAACTATAGACAAATACTTTAAAAAATGAAATACAACGCTGTATACTTTGACGAAGAAAACCAAAAGGTACGCTGGACACAAAGCGCGCCAGAAGGGTTTAAATTTAACTACGAATACGTCGGCAAAATGACGCGTATAGAATTCGACCTATTGGTGGAAGTACTTTGGGAACTATACGAAGACGACAAAATAAGGTTTACAGACTTTATAAAACACTTCGGCGAACTGCGCGAATTTTGCGACCACGTTAAGGGTTTAGTGGATCAAAAGTAAACAGAAACAGAAACAGGAACAACAAATAAAAATAAACAGAACAATAAATGAAACTTAATAGAATAATAAAGCCGTCGAAATTCGACCACTTTACTATAGTACCTAACGCTATTTTTAGGCAGCAAGGTATAAGCCAGCAAGCTACAGGGCTATACTGCTATTTATTTAGCCACAGCAGTAACCAAGAAATAACTATAAATTTTATTACAAATCACTTTAAAAACGGTAGGGACGCTATACGCAGCGCCATAGCTGAACTAGAACAGCTAGGCTATCTACACCGCGAACAACTACGCCAGAACGGTAAAATAGTAGCATATAACTATATACTAAAAGACGCACCAGCGCCTGAAAAACCGTCGACTGGAAAACCGTCGCCTGAAAATCCTATACAAAGTAATACTAGTATATATACTATTAAGAATAATAGTACATATACAAAAAGAAATAATAGTACGAAGTCTGAAAATGTCGAAAAAGCCTACCAACACTTCGTACAACTTTTTCCTAAAAGGTATAGACCTAAAACGCCAGCAGCTATAGAAAAATGGAAAGTATGTCTGGATAGAATAGAACGTATAGACGGCTATGACTTACGTAAAGTTTACGAAGTTTGTAGACAACTTAGACAGGATCAATTCTGGGCTGAAAACTTTTTAAGCGTTTTAAAGCTACGTAACAGCGATAAAAACGGCGTACGGTATGTAGACCGCTTTATGGAACGAAGTGCGCTTAGAACGCGTCCTACGGCTTTAAACAAGCTAAAAGGCGTTAAAGACTTAGTACCGTATTTTGAAAACGACGTAAAAATGGTAAAAGCTATTACAAATAACGGCGTAGTACAGGACTTTAACTTGCGTATGAATTTAACGCCAGCTGAATATAAACAAATAGTAGAATATGCACACAGTAAATACTAGAGTATGCACACAGCAAATAGTATAGAAAAAATACACCTACTAGAACAGCAGCTAGTTTTTCTTCTAAACCTAGACGGCTGGAAGTTAAACTGGACTGGCGAAGACTACAGCCACTACGACGCTATGGGCTTAGACTTAAACGGCGACAGCTGTATAATAGAATTTAAGTTTAGACGCGAAGCCTATATAGATAAAATGCTAGAAGTATATAAATACCAGGCGCTACTAGACGTAGATATAGCTAAACGCTACTACGCTGTAATAGATACTAAGGGCTGCTGGTTATTCGATCTAGCTAGTATAGAATACACTAAACAGACAATACAAAGCCCTAAGCAGTCTATTTTTCGCGACAACAATAAAGTAGAAAAAGAAGTATTAATGCTAGAAAAAAGCAGCGCTGTAAAGCGTTATTTATATAACTTCAATAAATATCAATTTTAAAAAACAAAACTAAATTTTAGAATATGAAACTACCAAAAATTAAGTATTTACGACTAACTAGAAACCATAAATTTTTACTAAAAGCTGGCGTATTCTTTATAATTACATACGCCATAACAATACAAATGCTAATTTTTGCACTAAATTATTTTGTAGGTTAGCAAACGAAACAACAAAAACAGAAAAACAAATGGAATACAAACAGAAACTACAGGACCTAGGTATACACCTAACGGCTAACAGCGGCGAAGTAAAAACTATATGCCCAAAATGTAGCCACACCAGAAAAAACAAAAGCGACAAATGCCTAAGCGTAAATATAGACGAAGGCGTATACAACTGCCATAACTGCGGCTATGCTGGTAACGTAAAATTCACGCCTAAAAAGGAATATATAAAGCCACCAAAAGTAAACGCTGAACTAAACAGCCGTATAGTAGAATGGTTTAAAGGTAGGGCTATAACAGAACCTACACTGGTCCACTGGAAAATAGGCGAAAGTCTAGAATACATACCGCAAGTACAGAAAAAACGTCGTACGATCAACTTTAATTATTTTAGGGAAGGCGAACTAATTAACGTAAAATACCGCGACGCAGAAAAAAACTTTAAAATGGTTTCTGGCGCTGAACTAATTTTTTACGGTATAGACAACCTAAAAGACAGAAAGCGCTGCTATATAGTTGAAGGCGAACTAGACGCGCTAAGCCTACACGAAGCTGGCTTATATAGCGTTTGTAGCGTACCTAACGGCGCTAGTAAAGGTAACCAGAAGCTAGACTACTTAGACAACTGCTATAAGTACTTCGAAGACAAAGAAGAAATAATACTATGCACCGATAACGACCAGCCAGGGCTACAGCTGCGTAACGAACTAGCTAGAAGGCTAGGAACCTACCGCTGTAAATACGTCGAATTCGGCGAATATAAAGACGCTAACGAAGTTTTAATACAAAAAGGTGGCGAAACACTACGCCAGCTTATAAACGACGCTAAGAACTTCCCACTAGAAGGCGTACTAAACTTAAATAATATATGGGAAAACGTACTAAACTATAACCAAAACGGTATAAAGAACTATACTATAAACCTAGGCGAAAGCGACACCTACTTTAAACTAGCGTTCGGCGAATGGACGGTAGTAACTGGAATACCAAACAGCGGTAAAAGTGATTTTATAGACCAGGTTTTAGTGAACTTAGCTACTAAATATAACTTTAGATGCGCTATGTTTAGCCCAGAAAGCTACCCATACGAAGGTCATATAAAACGTATAGCAGACAAATTAAACGGTAAAAGCTGCGGTACAGAAGACTTAAACAATACCAAAGACTTTATACAGGACCACTTCTACTGGATAAAAATAGACCTAGAAAACCTAACGCTAAAAGGTATACTAGACGCTTTTAGGCAGCTAGTTTTTCAAAAGGGCGTAAACGTGCTGGTAATAGATCCCTGGAATATGTTAGACCACAGCGCACAGCGCGACTTTACGTATATAGGTAAACTACTAAGCCAGATAACGCAATTTTGCCAGCAGACCAATACACACCTTTTTCTAGTAGCACACCCTAGAAAAATAGAAAGCGATAACGGCGTATTCAAAAAGCCTAACCTATACGATATTAGCGGCAGTGCGGACTTCTATAATAAGGCGTATAACGGTTTAGTTTGCTTTAGATCTGTAGGGCAAAAGACGGAATACAAAAGCGACCTAGTAACTATTTACGTAGAAAAAATAAAACGTAAGGAAAACGGACAGCTAGGGCAATTTGATCTAGCGCCAGACTTCCATAACGGCGGCGTATATAAGCCTATAGGTAAGGCTAGTAAAACGTTCGAAGTAATTAAAGACACTAACGTTCCCTGGGACTAGTATATAACATATATAACATAAACTAACATAAATTAACACAATGAATAACACACAGTATAAAGCTATGTCGTGGGCGCTTAAAAACGGTATAAAAATATATATAGTAGCAACGCGTAAAGGGCTAGGTATAGTAATAGAAGACAACGGTAAAAAGGTCCGCAGCCCAGATATATACCAAACAAATGCAGAAGCCAGTAAAAAAATATGGGAACTTTATACGTATCTTTATAACAAACATAACGCGTAGAACTATGTATATAACTTTCTTTCCTATTTACGGCTTTATAGTAGGTTTACACTATACAGACAGCACAGCCAGACAACAACAAACAGCGCACTTTAACGAACACCAGCTGCAGTTTTTATGCTTTTTCTTTGGTATAACTATAGGCTGGTATACTGACTAATAGTACTACTTATTGGTTATTATAATGTTTTAAGCGTTTTTACGTAC